GTAGTAGCAGGTAAGAATATATTTCCAGGATTAGTATCTTATGACTGGGTAGAAAGGCGGCGTAAAGCTTGGGGTGAGGACGATCCACTTTATAAGATCTTTGTTAAAGCCATATTTGTACCCAGTGTACAAATGAATGTGGTACCTTATAAGGATCTTTTAAGAGCATACGAATATTTAGGTAGAGAAGATGACGCCATAGAAATAGGTATTGACGTTGCAAGAACTGGTTTAGATAGCACAGTAATGTTTGCTAGATCAGGAGAAAAAGCATTAGAAATAAAGAGATTAACTGGTAACGATACTATGCAGGTAGCTGGCGAAACTATTGAGTTTATTCGGCACTTAGAACAAAAATATAGAAAATCTGTCAGAGTAATAAAAATAGACGTAATTGGTATTGGTGCTGGTGTATATGACCGTTTATCAGAACAAGATTTACCTGTTTTACCTATTAATAATGCTGAAGTTAAAATCGTAGTTGATAGAGAAAGATTTAGTAATGTTCGTGCTGAAATGGCATGGGCATTTAGACATCGTTGTGAAATAGGTGGTGTAGGGTTAAAGAATTTAGACTATGAAGATTCTGAAATTATGAATCTTTTAAAAGGTGATCTTCAAATTATGAAGTATAAGATCACTTCAGCAGGTAAAATACAAATTCAATTAAAAGAAGAAATTAAAAAGGAATTAGGTAGATCACCAGATTATTGGGATGCTTGTGTAATGGCATTTGAGGAACCTGGTGGTGGTCCTGCAATGGTAGAATTTGTATCTTCTTCTACTGGTGCTATTTATGAGAAAGCAGTGTCAGATGATGATTGGTTAACACTATTAGGGCAAAAAATAGATTTAGACCATCCATCTTTCTACAAAATGGATTTATAATTAACAGTAATTTGCTATACTGAGTTTATACTTATTCATCCTATTGGAAATGTCTGACTTATGAAATCATTTTCGTTTTCACAATGGTTAGAGGATGCCGGTTCTTCCGGCATGAAAACTTTTTCAGTAGGACAGAGTTATAATAGAATTGCTTGGGTATATGCGTGTGTAAACATTATTGCTTCTACTGCTGCAAGTGCACCTTTAGCTTTTTATAAAGGTGAAGCAATACCTAAAAATAGAATACTTGATCCTAATCATCCAGTAAATCAATTATTTACTACTCCCAAAGAACCTGAAATACCTTCATTAAGAGCTCTATTACGAACTACATTTTCGTATTTAGGCATTACTGGACAAGTTTGGTGGGTGTTTGAAAGGAAACGTGGTCAGTTAGTAACCATAGAACCCAAATCTGATTTAACACCTATATTTGCTAAGGATAATAAAACTCTTATAGGATGGAAATACACGGATAGCGGTGGAAAGGTTACTACTTACACGTTAGAACAAGTTTTACCCATTTTATATTTTAATCCTGGTGATTCTTATAGTGGGTTATCTCCACTATCCGCTGCCAGATTAAGTGTAGAAACTGAATTTAACATTGCCGGTTGGAACAGTTCGTTCTTTAAGACCGGTATGAAAAATCCTTTATTAATTCAATCTAAAGGAACACTAACTAAAGAACAAAAACAAGAAATTAAGAAAGAGATTATTAATTACTATAGCGGTATTGAAGGAGGACATGGAGCTGTTCTTCTGCAGGGTAACATAGAAGTAACTCCTCTCACCGTAGGACAAAAGGATGTAGATTTCGTAATGGGTAAGAAATTATCCAGAGAAGAAATTTGTTCTATTTACGGTGTACCTCCTGCTGTAGTAGGCATATTTGAATACTCCAATTATGCAAATACAAAAGAACAACGTAAAATCTTTTGGGAAAATACGTTGTTACCTAAGATGGATCAAATTGCTGATCTTATCCAAGTAAATGTTTTAAATAAAGAATTCCCAGGTCTTACTTGTAAATGGGACACTTCACAAATTTTAGGACTACGTCCTGAAGCTAAAGATGTAGCTGATGCTGCTAAGAAGTATGCAGAAATGGGGTATAGTCCTTCACAGATAGCGATTATTTTAAATGTTCCAGAGTTGGATCAAGAAATAAGTTTAGGTACTACTGCTTTAGCTCCTGAGGCTTCTGAGGAACCTGATGTTCCTGATGAATCTGATGCAGTGCCTACAACTCCGCAAGAAGAGGCATTGTTTAATTCTAAAGATTTTACTTCATTTAATAGATGGTCTAAAAATTATGGTAAGTTAGATCGTTTAACAGTGGAACCTATTGTAGAATCTACTGCTAAAAGAATAGAAGATTTTATAACTCATTTAAGTGTTATAAAAAGTAAATCAATAAAAATAGACGAGCAAAAATGGATAAATCTTTGGGAAGATACAGTAGGTAGGGAGTTACGTAAAGCAGGTTACAATGGTATGGAATCTGCTATAATAGCTCTTAAAGCTGTACAGGATCAAGGTAAAATAACAGAAATAAAATCTACTAATAAAATGATTCCTTTTGAGGTTTCTAATAGAATTAAAGAATCTATAGAAAAATCTGTAATTGAATCATTTGAAGTAGCAAAACAACTAATTAATTCTACAAATTCTTTAGTTAAAAATATAAAAGAATTTGTGTTCAATTTAGCTAAGAATTTAGTTTATACGATTAGAGAAAACATTAAATTTAAAACCTTAGCAAATATGAATGTAACTAAAATTTCTTGGGTAGCTGGTGACGAACAACATTCGTGTATGCACGGACAAACTCGTTCCGTTGAGGATATGGTATTCCCAATTTTATTTAACTCTCACCCAAGAGCAAAAGGTATGTCACTAGGGGATGTACATGAATGTTTTTGTACCATAGTACCTATGGAATTTGTTAAAATCTAATTAGTTTGGGTTGTAAAATTTAACCTTTTACAACATAATTGTTATATTAAAGATTTTATTTTTTAGAAATAAATGAGGTCTTACCCATGAAGCATTCCGCTCCGTTTATGTTTAAAGGAGAGTCAGGTGCTTCCGATTCCGGTAAAAAGGTGTATTCAGCTATTGCTTCTACTGATGCACTAGATCGTGATCGTGAAGTTCTACTCCCTAAAGGTGTTGTGACCGAGAATTTTATGAAAAATCCGGTCATGCTTCGTATTCATGATTACAGACATGTACCTGTTGGTAAAGTTCGTGGTATTCGTGTAGACGAAACTTCTGTTAAGTTTGATTTTGAATTTGCAGATTCTAATGAAGGTCAAGAACTTGAGAAGCTGTATAACGACGGTTATATGAATGCCTTTTCAGTAGGTCTTTATCCTCTAGATTCTAAGTTTATTGATGAAGATACTCCTGATCAGATGGAATTAGAAGTTGCTGATGGTTCTAAGATGCTTTTTGATCTTACTAAGTACAAGATGCGTCCGCGTCGTGTAGTTAATAAGTGGGAGCTTTTAGAAATTAGCCCTGTTCCAGTTCCTTCAAATCCTGAGGCTTTACTATTACGAGCTAAAGATTGTGTAGTTCGTAAGTTTATGAAAGACCATAGTGAGGCAGAAGGTCAAATTTTTGCAGAACAGCTTTCAGAGCAAATGGAAACTGCGTCCGCTTCGATTAAAAGTTTCTTATCTTCTATCGAAGGTGACATTACTATTAGAAAGTCTGTTCCTAAGCATTCTACTCCCATTAACACGGATAAGAGTTGGGATAATGCTTTAGCTCGTGCTGCTTTAGCCCGATATGCATCTAGCGATGGATCTGGTGATAAGGAAACTATGAATTGGGGTAAGTTTGCTAAAGGCTTTGGTTGGGTGGATAATTCCAAAGCTGATACGTTTACCGCATATAAATTTCCTCACCACACTGTGATAGACGGTGACTTAGTTGCTATTTGGCGAGGTGTTACTGCTGCAATGGCATCCTTGTTAGGTGCACAAAGTGGTACTAGTATTCTAGACAGCGACAAAGCTGGTGTTTATGCTCATATAGCCAAGCATTATGAAGATGCTGGCAAAGAAGTTCCTCCGATGGACAAGACTTATTCTGATGAGGAATTAAAAGCCATTGAGGATGATCAATGGGAAGAATTTCTCAAAGCTGAACAAGCTAAGAATGAGAATGCTGGATCGGAAGGAGATACTTCTGATGAAGATTCAAAGGGCTCTGACGATGACCAGGCGGTTAA